TTCCTGTCTGTTTGTTGCGTGGTTTGGGTTGTAACTTTAGTGTTTGGATCACCGCCAATAACCTTTATATTATTAACCACCTCAACCATGCGACCATCATTAGCTGCACTCTGATTATTTGGAATAATTCTTCCAGAAGACGATGGCACAAATGTTTCGGGGCCAAACTCACCAACACGGTAAGATTGCCCTTCAGTGACTTGGCCGCCGATGGCCCTAGCCGGTGGTTGAGCCGATGATATCTGAGCTAGAAGTGCTCCAGTTGTTGCAGCGGATGCAGCGGCGAATGCAGCACCTACAGGAGGGCCGCCGATCTTGCTGCCAAAAGCATAAGCATCAATAGCAGACTCAATGCCTTTTATGGTTGCATTAGCTAGTGAAGCCGCCTTACCAATGGCGAATAGCTCTTTATTTTCAGAGCTAAGTAATGATGTAAGATCACCAAGCTGTGAAGTTAAACTATTTATGAATTCCGTTCTTTCCTTGGTTTGCGCGGCCTTTTGTTGCGCTGCAATCTTATCTAGCTCGACTTGCTTTCTTACGCCTATCTGTGTTTCTAGGTCGGCCTGTTCTTGGGCCAGAAGACCAAGCTTTTCGCCTTTTTCCTTAAGGAACTGTATCTCCCTGTCGGCGGAAGCTTTAACTTGATCTTCTCGTGACAACAAGGATGTCTGTAGACGCTCAAGCCGCCTTTCGTCCGAAGCCTGCTCTTGAGCCTCTTTGTCGTCCAAAGCTTTCGCTGCCGCCGCCGCTTTCGCCTTAGCAGCTGCCGCTTTAACGTCTTCCTCTTTAAGCTCTTTTTGCTTATCTATGACGCCCTGCAAAGTTTGGATTCGAGTCAGTTCAGGATCGCTAGCCTCTAGCTGCTTGGCGCGATAGAAAGCCGTGGAATTACCCGCATCTCTAGATGCGTCAGCCTGAACCTCAAGACTACTTATTAGCCTATCAATTGACGCTTGATGCTTGTTAACGGTCTGTATGCTACGGCCCTCTACGCGCCGCAACTCCTCAAGTCTTTCAAAGGCGTCTTTAGATGCTGAAGCCTGATCTAATATACCCTCCCTTAACTCTCTAAAATCCCCCGTCAAGGAGTCAGATTTAAGTGATATCTTGTCTAGCTCCCCGGCGAACTCCTGAAGAGGTATTCTTCCATCTATAAATTCTTTCTTTAACAGCTCTACTCTAAGCTTTGTCTTGTCGAACCTTCCGCCAAGCTCGTTTGGCGAGATTGACTTGGCTAAGCTTTTAGCTTCATCTCTTGCCGCCCTTATAGCGTCTTTAGAGTCGTTAATAGCTTCCTTAAGTTGCGCCGCAAACGCAACACCACCAACCTGAGCTAAGCGCTTAAACTGATCTGTTAACTGAAGGGTACCCTCATCTGTTCTGGCTATAACTTCATCAAGATCCTCTAGAGCAGCCTCTAAATCCTTTGTGCTGTCTTTCGCACCAAGCAAGCCATTAACAAGCGGGCCACCCAAGGCAAAAGCTAAACCAGCAACAACACCAGCAACCGCGCCGAACGCACCAAAGCCACCAAGTAATTGCGGTAACTGCTGGCCTAGTGCGCGAGATGGTGCGACACCACCCTCCAGCTGGACAATAATATCCTGAAGCTGGAACGCGGTGTTTTGAAGCGCCGCATTACTTCTTCTAACAGAGTTTTGAACGGTCTTCTGAACTTGCGCTGTCTGCTTACCGGTCTTATTTAATTTATTTAACCGGTTATCAGCGGTAACAAGGTCTTGTGTCTGAGCCTCGAATATTAAACTTACTTCTTCAGCCATAAGAACCTCGTAGGTGGATTATTTCTCACATGATTAAGGCCGATAAGGGCGTCAATCTCCCATCGGTCCAGTATGTCGCCAGTTAGTTGAGAATAGGATTTAATTTCGCTGAAAGTGACGCTTGAGAGGCGTGTAAACACACCCCAAAGGTGTGCACATACGTCTGGAAGATCTGGAGATAATTGTAATTCTACAGGGGGTCGGCCAATCTGTTTTTGTACTTGCATAGCCGCCTCGTACCTTGTAATTTTGGATTTTTCGGGCCGACTGTGCATGTAAAAATACCATTTGCCGTAGTCTAGCGTGGCATCAATCAGCCCTTGGTAAAATTTGTTCTATCGCTTACGAATCGATCAACTTGCGATCTAAGGCCGGGCGATTTAGTGTAAAGCTCTTTGCACGCCTCACTAGAAAACTTCTTCTCTTTACCTTCGGACTCTAGACCACGCCAGCCAATTGTTACCGAAACAAGGTGCTTAATCTCTGATTCAATTTCTTGCTCCTCGGTTATCGCCTTCTTGTCGGAGTAAGCCTGAACCGCTTGATTGCGAAGCTTTCTTTGCGCCTTCTGAAACTCCAAAGAGTCAACGCCTAGAACTTTAATAAAGAAGTCGGTAGGCTTTCCCGTTGAGGGGTCGATGATATTGCACTCAGCCCCTTCTTCGTGCGCATCCTGAGTTAATAAGTCGTTAAATTCCATTAGGCATCTGTTCTCGTGATTACAATTTGCGAAGTTTCAGTAGCGTCATAAACAGCGCTAAACTCTAAAGCTAAAGTCACAGGGCCATCACCGGATACGTCAGGATTTCCGCCTGAGTACTTAACGTTAGGGAAATTAAATTCGTAATCATTTCCGTCTGGATCTGTCATGGTGAAAACAATTGCAGAATTTGTGCCGTTAATAAACTTGTCGTACAGCGTCGAATCTTCATAGTAAGCAGTTAGCGTGCCAGTAATTCTAGATTTACCATCCGTAGGCCGGATAGTTTCATCGTCAAACAATACAAAGGTAGGCTCCATACCGTTATCAAGCGTCATATCCATTTGAGTTACAACAGCAACCGCACCACCACCCTCCGTAATCGTTCCGGTAAAAGAATCGAATGGCGTGTTCGTGGTCATCGGGCTATAAGTAGAGCCTGCCACCTGAGAGGTATTAACCGTCAAGCCTTGACCTATCGTATTATAAGTAATCGTAGCCAATGAGTTGGGAGCCAAACTAATGTCAAAGCCGCTTAACTCAACGCCAGTCGAACGATGATACTCTGGCGTATCCAAGCCATTGAATCCGCGCTCAATAGTAAAAGATCTTCGAGTAGTGCCAACTAGCAGTACGTTAGTTGTCCACGTACCCATTAGGGCCGCTTCTAGAAAGTCATCAGCTTCACCATAGATTATTTCGGAATCTACGCCGCCGCCTAGCTGCTTGTTGCCGTTGCGAACATCCTTAACTTGACGGTCTGAGCTTAAGCACCCCGACTCAATAGCATCACGAGTTAAGCCAAGGCTAACCCCCGTAATACAAAGGGGAGACCAAGTTGGTGTTGCTGGCGTAGTCCCGTAAGTTGATTCGACAACATAATGGAGGCTATGTTGAGATCCTGTTGCAATTGTCATTATGCTGTCCTCGCTTGTGTTTGTACTCGATAGCTTATGCTAACGGGAACAATGAAAAAGTTTTCGTCTTTGTCTGCCGCCTCAATTGACACGGATGTTATTCGCACATCAACCTCATTAAGTGTGAGAATTGTACCACGCTTAAAATGATCCGCTATCTGATCGGGCCATGTAGAGCGGCCTTTGCCATCAGGGATAAATACATCTACTTGAAATATACCAATGTGGTCATCTAGGCCATTGTCGCCTAAGCATAGCTGTACAGTCTCACCGGGCAATCCAGTGGCACGCAAAAACAAGGTGCCAGAGTTAGGATTATAATCGACATTTTCCCATGCGATGGGAGGCTTATTTGGCAGCGTATTAAGTTGCGCTCTAAGCGCACCCTGTATGTCTGCAAAGAATGTACTCATTGGCTATCTAGTATCCTTTGGGCTTCTATAACTGATCGTCTAACCATGCCTTGCGGCGCTTGCGTAGACCAGCCAAACTCAACACGGCGAGCATAAGGCAATGGATTGGTTAGGTAGTATGTTTGGCCTACCACTACTTTATTAGCCACACCTGAAGCCTCCGCGCCCGTTGCACCTATGCCGCTCGTTTGCTTTCTGCTTGTTTTAGTGAAGTCTGGGCCACCAATGCTAGCCTGCCATGCGCCACGCAATGAACCACCCACATAACCTTTTGGTGCTGGCAAGGACTGGGGCGACCATAGTGAAGGATTACCTACAGGCGTGCGCTTGATAATATTATTTGATATCTGAATAAGAGTGCCGCGAACAATCTTGTCACGATTCTCTTTTATATTCTCGATAGCTTTAGATAGATCAAGACTAAAACTCATTTTCTCGCCTGCAATTCCCAAGCAACCACTACGGCACCGGGCTTTATAGGGTTAACTCTTGTTAATTTATACTGCTGAGATTCAATAGTTATTGAATCGTCTACTTCAAAGCCATTGCTGACAGCTTCAGCGATAAACTTAACGTCATCAACCTGTATTGAGCTATCGTTACGCTCAAAGGCGCTAAATTCTTCTTTTACTGCATTAGCTGTGAATGTTGCCGATGTTTCCGCGCTTGTTCCTGTGGCAGGATCAAAAGCGCCGTAAGTTACCCTTGTGAAAGTATGAAGCCTGCCAAACCTAGCAATTAGCTTTGTAGCTGTATTATCTCTAAGACCGGCATAGTCGAAGCTCATATTCTAACTACTCGATTAGATGACCCGCCATAAGCAAGCAATTTACGCATAGCGTTAGGCACTGAAACATTACTAGACGTAGAGCTGGAATTATCCGCATACTCGACTTCAATACTAGACACTTTCTCTTTCTTCACCTTGCGATCAACAGTGTTTAACTCGCCGTTGCCTTGCTCCTCCGCATAAGCCAGCTCATAAATAGAGATCTTAACCTCTTTAGGTATAGCTGAATTGCTTTGGTAGAATCCATCAATATAAACACTATCTCGAGGCCACTGCAAAGGCTGATCTGATTGCTTTTTGGTGCCTACAAATACTTGCCCCTCGAAATAATCCATAGCCCTCAAGATATAACTTTCTGCATCACTCTCACATTTCGGAGCTGTAGATCTTTCCACACCAAAACGATCATCAGCCCAACCAATATACTCGGCAGATGTTACATAGCTATTAGCATTGTCGACTATAGAGCCGTCTTCGATTATTAGCGTCATAAATTAAGGCTCATAAAAATACTGGCTAATTAGCGCATCAGTAGAAAAAACATCATTCCAGCCGTTAGGTACAGCAGTGTTGGCGAATAGGCCAGCGTCAGACTGCCCAGACACCTGAAACATTACTTTAAACCTCCACCCAGAAGCGAGTATGTCAGCCGTAAGCTCTGCTTGGTATGGTATGTTCGTGTTTGAGTCTGGGACAATAAACTCTACTGATTGACCGCTTTGTATAAACGAACCAATACCGGGGTCAAGAAATACACCAAGATAAACGATAGCCGTACCAGAGCTAGCCGTCCTACTTCCCTGAGTACTAAGCCTTAAATGATAGTTACCCGGCTCATTAAATGTAAATATATTATCTGAACCCATCTGCACCGGATCACTAGGGCCGTTAACAGCTACGCTACCAAATTTAACATCGGTAGGCACGCCCACTCCGGGGACTTGGTTTGTTGTATCGCTAGCCCTAAGAACTTGCCGTCGAGACATCCCCGCCGCATAAAGCTCGTCATAGTTCGCGTTAAGGATTCCGGTTATAGACGACCATAAGCCCGAATCTGGTATTGTCTGCTTAGCCATAATTTGACATCTCTGTCCCTGCGAATAACTCAGTTGATGGAGTTAGGCCAAACAATGCAGCTCTAGGCCCAACCTCCTCGAATATAATAACAAAATCTACAGTTGCAGCTTGCCC